ATAAAAATCATGTAAAACATAAAAACATAAAAACATGAAACTTATTCTAATTCTATAAAGTTTTCTAAATCTCTAATATTACCTAAATCTGAATCTTCAATATTATCATTATCATTATCATTATCATAATTTTCTTCAATTATAAATCCTTCAACATCTAAATTTATAGAGTCTCCAGGTTTTAAAACATCAGCTCTAGCTTTTATTATATTTAACATTAATTCTATTTTTTTAGTTCTTTGTTTTATATTTCTAATATCTCCAATAGTTGCAGTCTTACATTTATTTATATAAGTTGTTTCATTTTTAATTCTATCATTCCAGAATTTAAAAAATTTAGTATCCTCAAATCTTTTAAATGTAAATTCTTCTATAAGTTCTCTCTTATTTAATCCTAGAATAACTTTTGGATCACCAAAAACTTTATTAATATCTTCATCTGTTATAGTTGTTTTATATTCTTTGTCAGAACTAGAAGTTAATGATAAAACATTTTTAATTAAAGATTTAGATTGTTCTTTTATTTCTATATTATCTTTTATATCTTTTATAAATTTACTTATTCTATCTTTATTATCTAGATTATTATTTCTAAATTCTGATTCTATAATATTCTGTAATTGTTTATCATATATTTCTGTTCTCATAGTAGTTTCAATATATTCTATATTTTCATAAATATTTTTAATAGCATTTTTAGTATATTCATTTTTACATAAATGTAACATATGATGTAAAAAAGTTATACATCTGTCAAATAATGAATCACAGAATTCCTTACTTTTATAAATAGTTAATTTAAAATCTGTATTAAGACAAGCAATCTCAGGACGACTCATATTAGGTTTATAAAAATTCTTATTCTCAATTTTATTATAGATAACTTTTATAATTTGTAACCCGGCATTTTCTCCAGAATTTAAAATTTCTTTCATTTCTGGAATAGGAATTGTTCTAACATCTTCAAACCCAAAAGGATTTATATGTTGTATATTTATTGTAGTATTAATTATATTATTTGTTATATTATTATTTGTTATATTATTATTATTAATATTATTTGTTGTATTATTATTAATTTGGTTTGGAATATTGTTTGGATTTGAAATACTGTTTAACATAATATTAAAATTATCTGGATATAATAATTTTATTTGTTCAATAGTTAAATTAGCAATACCATCTCTATTTGCAATTTCTTTTGCAATTTTTAGTTTTCCACATTTTGAATTTAATTGGTGATATTTTAATGAAGATTTTTTTGTAAATATACTATTACAATCATTACAATTAATTATATTATTAGTAACTATATTTACTCTATTAATATTATTATTAAAACTATTAATAATATTATTAATTTCTTCTGTTGAACATTTACACCTTGATGAAAGTTGTAAATGTCTTTTTAATAAACTAATGTATTTAAAATCAATTTGACATTTAATACAAATAATTTTTGACATTTATTATTATATATTTATTTTATTTTATTATATTTTATATTTATTATATTTTATATTTATTATATACAAATAAATTATTTTTAAATTATATACAATTGACAAATAATTAGAATATTATTTGTCAATTTATAATAATATTATTATAAATGTTAAACAAAAATATTGAATATAATTAAAATAATTTTGTATAAAATTGCAGAATTTTTGTCGTATGTAAATTCTGTTTTTCGAATGTATTTTAAAATATTATTTTAACTATACATATTTTTTGAATAATTGTTGTTGTATGTATATATATATATAATTAGATGTATTTTGTATAAAATGAATATTTTTGTAAGAGAGGAGAAGGTTTTTGAAAAAAAAAATTTTTTTTGGAAAATTATAGAATTATAATAATAATTAATTTGAAATAGTTTCTTAAGATTTTGAACATTTTATATTACGTTGATGTCTATATAGAGAAGATTTTTGTTTAAAATCTCTACAACATATATTACATTTAATTATATTTATATTTGGATTAAAAAATAACTTTATTTCTTCTTCATTTAATAAACAATGATAAGATTTTCTAAAATGTATTTTTAACATACTTGGAAATTTAAATACATAATTACATTTAGGACAAGTTCTATCCTTTTTCAAAATTTTCTTCTCTTTTTCTTCCTTTTTCTTTTTCTTCTCTTCCTTTTTCTTCTCTTCTTCCTTCTTCTCTTTCTTTACAACAACTTTATCAACAACTTTATCAACAACTTTATCAACAACTTTATTAACAACTTTAACAACAACTTTATCAACAACTTTATCATCAACTTTATCAACAACTTTCTCTTCTTCTATTACATCTTCAACATCATCAAGATTATTTACATAATTACATATTTCTTTAATCATATCACGATAATTACCTTCGAAATACTCTGTTCCATAGTATTTTGCTTGTTTGAATTTTGTCTTAAATAAATTTATTAAATAAGCTTCACAAGCTATAGAATTTTTACAAGCAATCATTAACATTATTCTAGAACCTTTTGGATATTGATTTGTTCTATTTTCCATATTATTACTTCTACCTAGTTTCATTATTGGTTTATTAGTAGCAATAAACTCTCTAGTATGCATTAAATATAATCCTTCCATTTTGTATTTGTTTTATTATTTTATGTTTTATAATACTTATTATAAAATAAAATAGTTTTAAGTTAAAAAAATATTGAATAAAACTGTTAAAAACTATTTCGTAAAAGTAAATAATTATTAGTCTAGATACATATTAGTCTAGATACATAAATAATATATAAAAATAAATAATACATAAATAATAATAAATAATAATAATAAAATAATAAAATGGAATCTGTAAATCGAGTAGAACAAATGAAACAAATACAAAGTGAAGCTCTAGAACTATTTATAAAAAAAAATGCAGATTATGGTGATGCATTTGCAAAGTTTGGACTTATAGGAGTACTTATGAGGATTGAAGACAAGATTCAACGTTCTCTATCAATTACTAAGAATGGTGTAAATTTAGTAGATGATGAAAAAATTAGAGATACACTTCTAGACTTACATAACTATTCAGCTATGGGTTTAATGCTAAGTTTTGCCAAAACTTAACTAAAAGCTATTAAGTTTTACCAAAACTTAACTAAAAGCTATTAAGTTTTACCAAAACTTAACTAAAAGCTAGAGAGGTTAAAACCTCTCAGAATTATACATATTTTATATCTAATATTTAATATTTTTAAGTATTTTTACCATTATTATATTAATAAATAAAAAATTGAAAAAAAATTATTTATATATATAATTAAATTATTTCAATATAAAACTAAGTAAATATTATTTAGTATCTAGATACATAAACAAAATATAAGTAATATTAAAATGGCTACATCTATGAGAATTACTAAAGCTCTAATTGCTAAGTTAGAAGCTAAGCCTCACGAAGAAGGTCTTTCAACTGATACTGCTCTTCTAGAAAAAGTTCTTTTACAAGCTAAAGAAGCCTATTATAATACTGATAAACCATTATTTAGTGATGAATCTTATGATATTTTAGAACATATTTTATTTGAAAAAAATCCAGGTTCTGTATTATTTAAATTAACAGGTGCTAAAATAGCAAGTGATTCACAAGATAAAGTACAACTTAAATATTATTTAGGTAGTATTAATAAAGTTAAACCAGGAGAAAAGGTTCTTACAAAATGGTTAAAAGAACATAATGGTACAAAAAGTTCTATCCTTATATCAGAAAAATTGGATGGACTTAGTTGTCTTCTTATTATTGAAAAGAATGAAGAAGTATCTAATTCACCATATAAAATGTTTTTATATAAACATGGTGATGGTAATGAAGGTCAAGAAATTTCCCAACTTTTAGAAAAAGGGATTAATCTAGGTAAGATGACTCACAAAGAAATTGATAAATTATTATCCCAAAAAGATACAACACATATTGCCATTCGTGGAGAAATTATTATGACTAAAGAAATGTTTACAAAAAAATATAGCAAATTATATCCTAAAGCACGAAGTCTTATTGCAGGTATAGTAAATAGTAAAAAACCGGACTCTTCAATTGTTAAAGATATGGAACTAGTCTTCTATGAATATATTGCACCAGGACATCTTAAATATGAAGATCAATTTGGAATGCTAAGTAAAATGGGAGTAAATATTGCTAGACATACTATATATGATTCAATAATTGAAAGCCAATTGCCAGAAATTCTAATTGATTATAAGAAACAGAGTAAATATGATATTGATGGAATTATTCTCAGTGATAATACTAAACCTCATAATCGAGTTACATCTGGCAATCCATCTTATGCTGTAGCATTTAAAATGCCTCTAGAAGAACAAATGGGTAATACAGTAGTTCTTAATGTGGAATATAATATTTCAAAACACGGTGCTTTAAATCCTCGTATAATGTATAAACCAATAGTAATTGGAGGAGATACACATCAATATACTTCGGGATTTAACTTGCGATATATAGTTGATAATAAACTGGGTCCAGGAGCTGAAATCCAGATTATAAAGAGCGGTGATGTAATTCCTTATATATATTCTATTATAAAGGCTGTCAATGAACCACAAATGCCTGATAAAGATATAAAATGGCATTGGAATGAAACCCAAGTTGATGCAATAGTAGATAATATTGAAGATAATGTTAATGTTAATACTAAAAGGATTATATCATTTTTTGAGGTTATGAAAATTGCAGGTATTGGAGAAGGAGTTGTTAATAAATTTGTAAATGCCGGTTATAATGAAATCAAGATGATTTTACAACTCACTCCAGATGTAATTGCTAGTCTAGAAGGATTTCAACTTAAAAGTGCTACCAATGTTTATAATTCAATACATAAAATTATTGATACTCCACAACCGATTGAAAGAATTATGATGGCTAGTAATGTATTTGGATTGGGTTTAGGTGAAAAGAAATTTAAATTAATTATGGATGCTATGCCAAATTTTCTTGAAAATTGGAAAAAAGGTAAAGTAACTAAAGCTGATATTATTGCAATTGATGGATTTAGTGATAAAAGTACAGATATATTTATTGCAGGAATGCCAAAATTTCTAGAATGGTTAGACTTACACAAAATGATTAATCTGGAAAATGCTGATGAAAAAGCAAAAGAAAAAGAAAAACTTAGTGGTTCTGAAGGAAATAAATTTACTGGTATGATTGTAGTTTTCACTGGTGTGAGAAATGCTAATATGGAAAAAGAAATTGTAGCTGGAGGAGGAACTATTGGTTCTGCAATTAGTGGTAAAACAACATTGGTAGTAGCAAAAGATGCTAGTGAATCTAGTAGTAAATTAAATTCTGCACGAGAAAAAGGTATTACTATTATGAATATCGATGATTTTGGAAAGAAATATGGATTATTATGAATTATTATGAATTATTATGAATTATAGACTACCATTAATTTTAATATTTTAATATTTTAATATTTTAATATTTTATTTTATTTTTTTTATTTTTTTTATTTTTTATTTTTATTTTTATTTTTATTTTAATATGGGGCTAATTTATCTTCATATAAATTTAATGGAGAAAATGATTCCATACTATGATAAATATATGGTGAATAAACATTAGAAGTTCCATCAAAATTTTGTTGATATATATTTGTTTGAGGATTTTTATCTGAATCACCATATAATTTGTTAAGCTTATAACCGTGTGTTGTCATTGGAATATTACCACTTAAAGTTGTGCTTGGTATTGTTGTATTAGGTTTTGTAGTATTAGATAATGTTGTATTAGGTTTTGTTGTATTAGATAATGTTGTATTAGGTATTGTTGTATTAGATAATGTTGTATTAGGTTTTGTTGTATTAGATAATGTTGTATTAGGTTTTGTTGTATTAGATAATGTTGTATTAGGTTTTGTTGAACCAGAAGGTGCAGTTGATGATGTTGTAGTATCATCAGGTGATATATAATGAGTTGGATTAAAAGGTCCAGATTCAATATCATCAAAATATGATGTTTTATTAATATTTTTATTAATATTTGTAAAATTAGATTTTACATTTGCAAAACTACTACTAGATGTTGTTGTTGGAGTTTTCATATTGTTATCTATAAATAGTTTTACATTATTATTAATTTCATTAGTAATAGTATTTGGAAAATCAAACATAACACTTTCAGAAATAGTTGGGTCTTTTTGTAAATATATGGTATTATAATTAGGCACATTAGTCATAGTATTAAGATATTCTTTTATAGTTAAATTATTATAGGTTTGTCTGAGAAATATAATTAAGTTATTATAAAATGTTAAATTATTATTTCTCCAATCTTGTGATGTACCTATTATAATGTTTCCTTGTTTAGAAACTATTAATCTTAAAAAATTTGTTTGGGGGTCTGTTTTAATATTTTTCCAAGTTGTTATTATATTTCCACTAGTATCATATAATTCTATAATTAAACTATTCAACATATCAGTATTATCAATAGTATTATTCAAAATTAAAACAATAGCACTTACATTTGGTTTAATAGGTTGTGAAGATGTTGGTGATAGTAAATTATTATTAGAAACTTGCGGTATTGGAATTAAAATAGTTGTATCTATATTTAATGGTGTAGTAAACATATTTGTAGGGTCAATAACATTATTTTTAGTTATTGATGGAGTATTATTATTTGTACAATTCAAATTATATTTATTTACAGGTGTAGTATTTGTAGGATTTTGGTTTATAGTATTAGAAACATTTGTATCATAATCGCAACTAAAATTATTTAAATCTATATCTGTTTGATTAAATAATTTACTTAAATCTATATTTGATGTTGGTAATGGTGTACTTGAATTAGTAGCAAATATTCTTGATTTTGATGCAATTTCAGCTGGACTTAGTTTAACTTGATAGTTATTAAATATACTATTACCAAATTTATTAAGTATTAATAAACCAGCAAGTTTTATATTTATACCAGATATATGTATTTTTTCACAAGGTCCTACTGAATATAATTGTTTGCTTTTTCTAAAAATATCAGGACCAGTTGATGTTGATGATGAAGTATAATCAGAAGGGGGAGTTGATGATGGATCAAAAAAACCCTCATTAAAGTTTGCATTATTCTTAGTAAAAATGATTATAACCATAATTATTGTAAAAACAATAAGTATTATTTTAATTTTTTTATTCATATTATTCATTTTATACTATATTTTATATTATTTTTTATTATCTAATTATTTTTTAATTATTTAATTATATTTTTATTAGAATTATACTATTATTTACAAATATAAAAAGTAAATTATAAATGTCAAAAAATAATAAAAATAATAAAAATAATAAAAATAATAAAAATAATAAAAATATTCTATATTTTATTTTGTATTTAATATTGAGATAATTTATATTTATATTCATATAAATTTAATGGAGTAAAAGATTTCATATTAAGAATGAATATATGGTGCATAAACATTCGAAGTGCCATCAAAATAATTTTGATATATATTTGTTTCAGGACTATTATTATCATCTAAATCATTAGATGAATTTGTAATATTATATCCATAGCTACTTCTTAAACTATATAATCCTGGTCTAGTTGTAGTAGTTCCTCCTGGTATAGTGGAAGAAGTAGTTCCTCCTGGTATAGTAGAAGAAGTAGTTCCTCCTGGTATAGTAGAAGAAGTAGTTCCTCCTGGGATAGTAGAAGCAGTAGTAAAAGTTGGAGTAGCGGATGGATTAAAAGTTGGAGTAGCGGATGGAGTAAAAGTTGGAGTAGCAGATGGATTAAAAGTTGGAGTAGCGGATGGAGTAAAAGTTGGAGTAGCAGATGGAGTAAAAGTTGGTGTAGGAGTATCATCTAATATTAAATCACACCATAGTTTAAAATTATAATTATTAGTATCAGTATATGATGTTAATATTCTAATTTTATTTGTATTTACTGGTGTAAAATAAATATTACCTGTTACAGTAATATTAAATTGGTCATTATCATTTTGTGTAATTGGGTATTTATTTTTTATGTAAATCAAATCATTATTATTATTATTATTGTATAGAATTTTAAACTTGTTAATTGAACCTTTTACAATAATTCCTTTAATATTTTTAGGAGTATCTAATTCTAAATCAATATATGCATTAGGATAATTATTTTGATGCGGAGTCCATCCAATACCAGGATTACTGTTACTGGCATTCGTAATTGATATTGGTTTTAAATTATCACCTTTTATATCTTTTATAAAAAAAATAGTAGATTGTGGAATAATAGCTTGTTGATTAGTTATTTGTGGAATTGTATAACCAGCTATACTAGAATATTTACGTGATGATTCAGGTACATTTGCATATTTATCTTCAAAAAACCCTTCTTCTCCACTTTTATTATTTGTATTATTTGTAATATATTTTGGTAAAATAATTGTTATTATTAATACTATAACTACTATAAATAAAATAA